TCTTTCTATAATCTCTTTCTATAATCTCTTTCTATAATCTCTTTCTATAATCTCTTTCTATAATCTCTTTCTATAATCTCTTTCTATAATCTCTTTCTATAATCTCTTTCTATAACCTTGATGTATGGAAGCCCTCTTCGAGGGCTTCCTCTACATAAAAGTAAAAGGATGGGATCATAAGGGATGAGACGCCATAGGCGTCTCCACCGTCGGCCGCCCAAAGGGCGGCCTTATAACCTTGGTTTCCCTTAAACGGTAGGAAAGAACTCCCAGTCCAAGTCGGCGCATACTTTTTTCCAAATCATATCCTGTTCCAGTTGTTTTTCGCGATCCTTCATCATCGGAATATAAGGCAAGTATTGAGTTTGGTCTAGCAAAACACACAATTGATGCAACGTATAGGTATAATTGAAAAAATTTGTCCGATTCGGTGGACAATGCATCGCCCACGGCTTCTGAATTTCAATGAAGAGCACACACAGTGTCTCGTGCAATTCTTCATTCATATGGGGAGGTTTTACACCAAACATCGAATTGATGTACTGAATATGTTCGAAATATTTGTTTAGACCCAATTTCCGCAAAATCTCGCGCATCTTGTCATAATTAATAACCGACATATCCGTGATTCTCTCCTTCTTAATTCGATTTCGAATGGCATCAATCACCTCTTCGGGAATTTGTGTAGTTTCTTTGGCCTGAAATTGCGACAAAATTTCCTTGAAATGATTCAGTCGAATATATGCCGTATACGATACTTCATTGGGTGGTTCTTTGTTGTTCGGCTTGGCATTATCCACGATATAAGTGAAAAACTGACCGCACTTAATATTATTACATATCAAAATTCCCTCTTCATCTTGGGGAACGAGTTCACCCTTGTTACAAGCGTGACATTTATTTCCCGAAACAATATAGTCGTGAGAAGTCACAAACTCATTATTCACATTTCGCCAATATTCTTGGTACATTTTCTTGGAATGGATATACTTGTCAGGATCTGCTCTTTCCGGATTATTGGACCGAACCTTGAAAAAAGAATGTAAAATATTGACATTTTGATTATCACCTCCTGAAGAAATCTGCTTCTTCTGTTCGAAATAATCAAAAATGTATTTGGAATTGTCCAAGAAATATTTTTTTTTTTGCTTTTTCAAATATCTAATTTCATTCTTTTTTGCAGCGATTAGATCACGAATATCCAAAAAAGTGTCAATTTGATTGCTTTTCAAAGTAGAAGCCCGCTGTCGAAGTTCTTCAATGTCAACGAATAGTTTAGGAATCGTTTCGGTGTCGTGAAGTTGAAATAAATTCAAAATTTCGGTGTGTTTTTCATCCATTGACATTAATGTTTTTTGTTTTTTCGCATTCATTTTAGCGCCTTTTAGTAAAAAGAAATGAATGATTGCCTATATCCTTTTTGTGTATAAATATTTGTTTTGGTGTCTGAATCGCGAATAAATGGTGTTTTTATAATGTCAATACACACAAAGTAGACAATGTCCACCGAACAAATGACCATTGATATACCCGGACAAATAATAATTAACAAAACCCAATTAACAAAAATGATGTTTATTATGAACGCTTTAGATGATAAATGGTCTGTGAAAAAACGGGGAGATCAATATATATTTACCAAGAAACACGAAAGAAAACGAGAGGTATTTCAAGAAAACTATTTAGAAACATTTATTCATTCAAATATGAATTTTTTGTAAAAATGACAAAATCCATTTCTCTTTATATTTAGGAAATAACTATAAAAATAGATGTATTGAATTTATGAAAATATCTATTCTATCTATAGTGTCTCGATAATATGGATTGATTGTGAAAGCGTCCTTATTTACACAATAAAAATGAAATATTTTGTGTATTTTTTCCCAAAATATTTTCTCTAGCCAAAGTATAATCGAAAAATGGCTGGAGCACTTATGCAACTGGTCGCCTATGGCGCACAAGACGTTTTCCTTACTGGAAACCCCGAGATCACTTTCTGGAAGGTTTCTTACCGCAGACACACCAACTTTGCTATGGAGTCCATTGAGCAGACTTTCTCTGGTCAAGCCGATTTTGGTCGCCGAGTTACTTGCACAATCAGCCGCAACGGTGATCTTTGCTACCGCACCTACCTCCAAGTGACACTTCCTGAGATCAACCAATCGATGAATACCTTCACCCCCGTTGGTGCTGGTGATGGTGTCTATGCCCGTTGGCTCGACTTCATCGGTGAGCAGCTCATTGCCCAAGTAGAGGTTGAGATCGGTGGTCAACGTATTGATCGTCAGTATGGTGACTGGATGCACATCTGGAACCAGCTCACAATGTCTTCTGACCAAAAGCGCGGCTACTTCGCTATGGTCGGAAACACCACCCAACTCACATACATTACCGATCCCACCTTCGCCGCCATCTCCGGTCCTTGCGCTGCCGCCAACGGCCCCGCCCAGGTTTGCGCTCCCCGTAACGCTCTCCCTGAGACCACCCTCTACGTTCCCCTCCTCTTCTGGTTCTGCCGCAACCCCGGCCTTGCTCTTCCCCTCATTGCCTTAAAATCTGTAGGGCAGAAAAGTATCCATCCTAAAGCATCCGAGCCCTGCTTTAGCGAAAATATGTTGTGGTCTCGGGACACTATGATGTGTCAAACCCAGATGCTAGTCACAGCTTGTTGCTAAAAACAACGCCGTGGCAACATATCCAAATTGCGGGAAATCCTTAAAGACGTATAAAGAAAATTGTGTGAAAATATATAAAAACAGTGCAATAAGTGGTAGTATAAATACAATGGAAAAACGATGTTACAAGTGCAAAGAAAACAAACCAACAACGTGCTTTGGTAAATTATCTTCTTCTTCTGATAAACTACGATATGATTGTAATGACTGCAGAAAAATCGAACGCCGTGAAAATAAAGAGCATATTAAATTGAAAAATGCAAAATATTATAGTTCGAATAAAGAAACAGTTCTATTGAAAAATAAAGAATATCGCGATCATAACAAAGACTCAATTTGTTTACAACGAAAAGAATATCGTTCAAGGGAAGACACCCAAGAACACATCAAGAAGAAGAACAAAGAATATTTGCCAATTCGAAAAATGAAAATAAAAGAACGAAGAAAAACTGACATAGATTTTAAAATGAAAGAAATTTTGCGAAGTAAAATACATAAAATGATAAATAACTTGCCTACATCTTATGCAACCTATATTGGCTGCAATATGGAATGGTTAAAGGTATGGTTATCATTCAGATTTGATAATAAAATGAATTGGGATAATCTTGGTATTTACTGGCAAATTGATCATATTTTACCTATAAGTCGTTTTGATTTTACGAAAGAACAAGATATTCGTATTTGTTTTCATTGGACAAATTTGCAACCGTTACCAGCAGCAGAAGAAAATCGACAAAAAACGAATAAAATACAATTGCACTACTATTTTAATAACATTGTGAACATTTATAGATTCAACCAAAAACACACACAATTTTTAGGGTACCAAGCTGTAAACGAAAGTTTACAGTGGCTGAGAATAGAACTCAGGTATGGTAAAAATCCCTCGTATGATAACAAAAATAATTTGTTTGAAATAGGTAATCCGCAGCCAAGCCACTAACTCCGTTATGATAAGGATAAGTGGAAGGTTCAACGACTAAATGGTTATGGGTCAGAGAAGATTAATCCCCTTCAATGATGACTTAAGATATAGTCTAGCCCCTGGCATAAGTTCTCAATGTAATTGTTGATCGAGTTGAGAATGCCAATAAATATCCCGAAAGGGAGGGTACAAGTGGTTTCGTACAGTACCACGAAGTTAAGATCAACATCGATTTCCGCCCCATCGGTGAGTGCCTCTGGGCTGTCCGCAACCTTGGAACTGGAACTAACCTCAACGTTTCCGTCCCCACTGCCTTCCAACAGTCACTCGTTGCTGCATCTCTCTACATCGACTATATCTTCCTCGACACTGATGAGCGTCGTAAGATGGCACAAAACCCCCACGAGTACCTCATTGAGCAACTTCAATTCACAGGTGACGAGTCTATCGGTTCTTCCTCCAACAAGATCAAGCTCAACTTCAACCACCCTTGCAAGGAGCTTATCTGGGTTGTTCAACCCGATGCCAACGTCGACTACTGCTCGTCCCTCATCAGCAACACCACCCTTTTCCGCACACTCGGTTCCCAGCCCTTCAACTATACCGATGCCATTGATGCCCTTCCCAATGCCATTCACGCCTTCGGTGGACCCGCTGAGATCTCTGGCCCATCTGCCTTCATCTCTGGTGGTCTCTTCCAAGATGCAGGTGCTGGTGATGTTGGTGCTGGTAACGCCGCTTCTGCTTACCCTGCCGGAACATACCAACCCTTTGCTCCCCAGGGTACTGCCGGTCAATTGGGTGTCAACGGAGGTTCCTTCGTGTCCGATGCTGGTACATTCGTTCTCGCCGAGACTGCCCTCGATATGCACTGCTGGGGCTTCAACCCCGTCGTCACTGCCAAGCTCCAGCTCAACGGCCAAGATCGTTTCTCTGAGCGTGAAGGTTCCTACTTCGACGTTGTCCAACCCTACCAACACCACACTCGCAACCCCGACACTGGTATCAACGTCTACTCCTTCGCCCTCCGCCCCGAGGAGCACCAGCCATCTGGTTCTTGCAACTTCTCTCGTATTGACAATGCTACCCTCCAGCTTGTCGTCTCCTCCGCCACTGTTGGTGGTACCGCCACCGCCAAGGTCCGTGTGTATGCTGTAAACTACAACGTGCTCAGAGTTATGTCGGGAATGGCTGGTGTGGCGTATAGTAACTAAACAAATAACATTAATAATTGATATAATTTGTTATTAAAATAATATAAAGAAATTCATAATATATATTACATATATTATGGAAAATACTATAATACACTCTAAATACACAAACACTGTATATTATTTATACAACTCACAGTATAATTGCATTGAGTTAAAATATGAAACACGCACTTATTTTGTTGATATTCAAGATAGTTGTGATATTTTAAATTTAAATAAACATTTTATTTTATACAAAAATGAGGATGAATATCCGTCTTATATAGCAAATTATAAGCATCACACATTAATTCAATTTATTTATAAAATATCAAACACTAGTAGAGATTATGAATTTATGAATAACAATAAATATGATTTACGTAGATGCAATGTAAAAATATATCACAAATTCAATGATTATTTTAAAGATAAAAATGTTGTGAAATATATTCCGGGACATTATTTTGAAATTGGAAAAACGGCTTATGAAATGAAGAATCCTATTTGGGTAATAAATGAAAACGGAAACGATATTTATTTTATGTATTGTGAAAAAGATACATTGATAAAACTATGTCAAAAATCGTATGAAATCATTTTAGATTTTGAAAAAGAGAATCATTGCAAAATGACGTGGTTCAAAGGTTCAAATAGATATATAATGACACACTTATCGAACAATAAATTATTATACATTCATCAAGTCATTACAGGGTGTTACGGAAATGGAAGAGGAACATCCAATATAAGTGTTGACCATATTGATCAAAATCCCTTGAATAATACTTATGATAATTTACGAATCGCAACACGAGAAGAACAAGAACAAAATTCTAAGGGTATAAAACAGGGGACAAAACGCGAAAGACAAAAAAATGCACAATCATTACCCGATGGAATTACCCAAGATATGCTACCCAAATATGTAGTTTATTATAAAAATTGGTTGAACAAAGAAAAAACCAAATATCGCGAATATTTTAGAATAGAAAAACATCCTCTCTTGGACAAATGTTGGGAAACTACCAAAAGTAATGATGTTTCCATACAAGACAAACTAAAATGTGTTATTGATACAATAACAAATTTAGAAAAAGGTATACTTCCAATGAAACCTGAATCTAGTTTACCTAAATATATATCTATTTGCAAAATGCGAAACAAAAATTATCTTTCTTTTGAAAAACGCAGTTCAGATAAACGATTGAATATGAAAATGGTTTTGCCCGATGAATATACATTACAAGAACAATTGCAAATATTTAATGAAAAAATAATTGATAAATATAGTGTTGAACATTCAGTTGTATAAATGATCGGTTCATTTTTTCACTGTATGTAGCGGATAATTTGTAAAATGTGACCATTTGTTTTTGTATTCATTATGGAAAAAAAATATGGATCTCACCTACATTTTTATCCACATTGAAAATGACTTGAAAACTGAATGTTAGTCAACAAATATTTATTTTTTTATGTATGACATTGTTATACCCAATATCAAACAGTTCAATTGAATCATCAAACTTGAGTATATTGTATTTTTTTAGCAATTCCGAAGGTACATAATACTTGTTGATTTCTCCAATGGGGATTTTGCAATTCTCATTCAAACTCGACATTGGATTGTTGAAATTATTCAACATAATGGTAGACGTTCTGCACAACATATCATTCAAAGACGTAATCTTGGAATTATCATACATCAAATCATCATACGGTGTAATAAAAGTAATATTCAAATAGTTGTTATCGTGTTCAACCTGAATCAATTCATTACTCAAAGTTCCACCGTCCGCATACATTTGATTTTGAAACGAAATGGGCGGAAACATTCCGGGAATGGCACACGATGCCATCAAAAGGGCAACTTTGTCTTCATTTTCTGTGAAATTTTCATAATTGTATATATCCAATTTACCCGAATACAAATTCGTCGTTCCAATAAGTGTATGAATCCTTGGCAAACACGGTAGATCTTTTACTATAGAAAAAAGTGTATCTCTCAATGGATACGTATTCAACAAAGAAATTCCCGTGTTTGGAAAGAGAGAATAGACATTGTGATTTCGAATCGATTTATAGAGTTTTTCTGTATACTCAATACCGTCGTTTATATCAGGGAAATAAGACAACACTGCCGCATTTAAGGCACCCGCCGATATTCCAGTATACAAATCATATTTTTTTTTTTCCCGTTCTGTTATTTTTTTGAGAATACCCATCTCAATTGCTCCAAACGATCCTCCACCGCTAAACGATAATTGATTCAATGTACATACCCCACTCAAATTGATCAAAATAAGAAAAAATGATTTCATTTTCTATATGTTTACATTGTATTTTTGTTGTTCTGTGAATTTTCACTTATTTTCCACGGATTGTACATTGACATTTATCACAATATACAATCATAACTGATTCCTCTGGACCAATATCGATCCAATCTTGGATTTCATTGTGTTTGCAATATTTCATCAAATATCCATTGATCGAATCCATCACTTCCGTATAATACTTTTTTTCCCAGCGATACAAATATCTTTGTTCCATTATTTTTTTCAAAACAATGAAATATTCAATATCCCGTGTATTCTCTATCTCTTCCATTTTATCGTGGTGTTATTGATTGATACTTTTATCCATCTTTTCAAAACATTCAACTTTTTATTTCAACACCCACCCACCCTAATATCCAGGGTTGTAATTGTCATTGCATACACTATCGTTTCCTAGATCGCGCAAATGTTCAATGTTGTTGTTTATCGCAACCGCAGCGGTTCCACATTGTGATACACGGTCTTGACCCAATCCAAATAATTTCTCAATTTCAGTAGTCGAATCACTTGTCTCCACATCAAATGCATCGTGTTGGTTCATTTCGCCAATGTCCATCACTAGGTGAAAGAGTCCGGTTCCATAGTTTCCATATTGTCCACACATCACATTTGCAGAAACACCTCGCATATGATCAAAATCACCGTGTCTCGATGCATTGAGGAGAGTCTCTGTATGTACTTCAAATGTAGCTTTTGCAATGGGTCCCACATTGTCACTCAACAATCCTGAACGGAAAATTGGTACCATATTATAGTTGCACGTCATACGATCACACAACAGTCCCAAATGATGATAATTAATATATACACCGCTAAACTCCATAACATCAGTCATTTCATTGAATATGGTCTGACGTGCAGCTTCAATACCCAAAACATTGAAAACTTCGCGAATATCGTTACTATACGTTCTCGTCGGATCAATGTAATCAAGTGCTAATGCTTCTAATAAATTCGTCCCAGTCGTATCCAAAACCCACGTATCCTTCTTGATGTACTTGCCGTCTTCCTTCTGAATATTCATTTGACTCTCTTTTACAATATCGTAATGTCCCTTCTTCATATCGGGCAATTGTTCTACTTTAATGACCGAATTCTGAATCTTACGAGCAATAACATTATCGATCTTGGAAACGCCACGCAAAACAATATTGTTTAGTATCGAATCTTGGAAATTCTTGAGCAGATAAATTTCGTCAGATTGGTCGAGTGTTGCTAGACGGCGTTTCTTGTCCTTGGCAAAGATCACACTATTCATTCGAATACGGAAGACGAGTTTATCGCTATTGTAATCAGAATAGACACAGTTTATTTTTGAACCGTAGTTGCTATTTGTAATGGCAAAATGAATATCGTCCATCGTAATGTTCTTGTCAAGCAACGTCTCCGCATCCATCTCCATTCGAACTATCCATTTCGATTGGTTCGTTTTATCCTCCGCAGATTCATCCCCAATACACTCTTCCATAAATTTTTCAAACTCGTAATACTGTTTCATCAACAAGTTGTCTTCCTCCATATTCGTAGAATATACGTTGGGATCAAAACATATTTGAATGGATTTGACGACATCGACCAGTTTGGTATGTTCCATCATCGTTGCATATTTCGTCGCCTTTTCCTGATCCGTTTCTTCCATCGATTTCAAATGAACTGTGAGAGAGGGGTTCTTGGGATTGGGTGTCAATCTCAAAATTTCTTCAATACGTGGCACACCACGAGTCACATTCGATTTGCTAGACACACCGGATAAATGGAAAGTATTCAGTGTCAATTGCGTAGTTGGTTCACCAATCGATTGTCCTGCAATCACGCCTACCATCTCACCTGGATGAACCAACGCTTCTTTTTGTTTGAGCGCGATGGTTTCCAATAGTACTTGCAATGCCTTTTTATGAAACCGTTTATTCACTATCAATTCACGGGGATTCAAGTAAAAGTAGTAGAGGATCTCGAACAATTCATTCATTGAAGCAAAACCTATCTTTTTCATTTTTTCGTAGTTGGCCTCGATCATTTCGAATGCCTCGAGTGGAGTGATATCAACCGTACTATTGGAATTCAATTCGAGTTGGCCCTGGATATTACTGATAATGTTTTTGAAAGAAACGGGTAGTGCGACATTGTTGTCGTTTTTGTTTTTGAAAACATGTTTCACCAGATGATCACGCGCGCGAATCATTTTCTTGATGTACATTTCGCACTTTTCACGCGCGTCCTTTATCTGTTTCTTAGTTCGCGTAATTGTACTCTTTGTATAAATCGAAAGCATTTCACTGTGTTGTTCATTGACACCAATAATGTCATAATGCATATAAATATCTTCGATACCCATTCCGACCAATGGAATGATCTGGTTTTCCACGTGAATGGGATCGAAATTGTCATCGCCATAGGCAAACTGAATGATCTTGTTTTTGCTATTTCTCACGGTCATATCGTAACATACTTGCAGGTCCTCAAGACCCTTGATGAGACGGCGCTGAATATATCCGGTCTGACTTGTGTCTCTCACTTGAAGGCCGTTTGCCAGACCGAAATTGAGCGTTTTGGGAATCGTCAAATCGTACATCTTGGGATATTTCTCTGGAGAGAGTGGCGTAATTTCAACAATTGGATCTAGCACGACATTGTTGTGGGTTGCAAAATCCGTGTGATTATTCATTCGAATTATGTTTTGCTGAATAGAGACAAATCTTCCCACGCGAGAGAACATCATTGCCACAATATTGGTCATTTTCTCATTATTTAGAGCCATTTCACCATTGTTATTGTCAAGAACGCTAGACAAACAATTTGTAAATTCGCGAGCAAACTCCAATGGAGCAAGCAATACATTATTGTCGATATCGTCAAGATTGCAAATCTCATCGGCCATTTTTTTTGCTAGGATTTCATCAAGATTCAGACTTTCATTTTTCCAGATTAACGTTTTTGCGATTACTGGAGGCTCACACAAATCCATTGTAACTGGGAGACAATCACCCACCTTGATCTCGGGCGTGAGCACTTCATTAAACACATTTTTTTCTGGATTCCAAATAAGGAGAGACTTGCTCTCCGTAACAATAACGGATCGTCCACCCAACGACTTGATTTCATATAACACATTTCCAGGATCGTGTCGAGTCACTGCAGTAATCTCCTCCCACGTAACAACTCCATTCTCATCCATCGTAGGAACAAATACATCTCCGTCTGTCAAATCCACCAACTCCATATTTTTCTCATCATATTTCTTTACTTTATCTGAATTGTCAATGATTCGGTCAATCCATAGACCAATTTCTGTGTAAACTGGTTTTCCACTTTGCATCAATACGATGGGCGTTTCCCACGAAACCGATTTAACCGCCGTATCTATCAAGCCAATACGACCACCCATAGCGTGGAAGAAGAGTTCGGGAGCGGTCAATCCCGAAATGTACGAGTTTTCGATGAATCCGCGAGCCGCTGGACTGTCATCGAACTTGTGATAGTGTGGTAGTGTACGGTTATCGAATCCATATGGAATACGCTTGCCATCAACATTGGTTTGGCCCAAACACGAAATCATCTGCGAAATATTGATGGGCGTACCTTTCGATCCCGAATTGACAATGATGAGGAACCGATTGTTGGGGTCCAGACTATCGCGACCAATTTTGCCAGCTTCTTCCGTGGCTTTGTTCAAGATATTGTTGACCGTGGTCTCGAATTCCACATTGTTGGATTTCGCCGTATTGTTCTCGAAAATACCCAAATGGACCTTGTCG